TCAGGAGCTCCAATGGAAGTTCTGATCTATGGTGACGTCGACCGATCTACCGAATTTGGTAGAGAGCGCCTTGTCTCCGTCTGCGTGGTATTCGACCTGGATAAGGGAGATTCTTTCCTTAGCCAGAATCGGATTGCCCAGCTGATCGAAAAGGCGATGCGCTCAGAGTTTCAAAGACTCGATGGTCTCAAGACGCCCGAAGGTCAGGTTCCAAAGGGATTCTGCTCCTGATGCGGATTACCGGGATGGATTGTGGGGACTTGCCCCCTCACCGTCTAGTGGTTTCCTAGGAAGTGAGTTTGTATGCCGACACTCAACTACAAGTTTTTTCCACCGTTTGAGCACGTGCGGAAGTCGTTTAACTCTGCGGGGGTGCTAACAAATACCCTCACAACGAGCCACCCGACCCCGAACGCGAATTTTCATCCGAGGGAAAAGACAGTTTACCGTAGTTGGAGCCGGACGCCGAACTATAAAACTATCCGAAAAACACAGGGCTACCTGCAGACGCTTTCGCTTACCGAGCAGACCTTAGAGGTCCGAGGTGAGTTTTGGAGTGGATCCCTAAAGGATCCCTTCACAATGCGTCGTGAGGAGTACAAGAACTTCATTACCCGCGTGCCTCAGTCTGTACATTGGGCTGAAAGCGGCGGGGAGGCGCTTGTAACTTCTCGTGAGACAGCGGCAAGAGTTGACGCTAAGTTCAAAGTCCTTTCGAATGCCCGGGATTTAAAAGTTAATCTCCCGGTTACGTTCTACGAGGGCCGTAAAACTGTTGACTTAATTGCTGACTCAGCTAAGACCCTGGCTACTGCTTATTCTGCTTTTCGAAAGGGCAGATTTAAGCAGGCCGCACGGACTCTCGGCATCGGTAAACCCTCAAAGACAGCCGCCAATCACTGGTTAGCTTACCAGTATGGTTGGAGGCCTATTCTGAGTGATGCCGTTGGGTCCGCCACAGAGTTGTACGACTTGCTCCACAAAAGTGGGAAGTACACACCCCGTAGAAAGCTGGCCTCACAAGTGAGGTACACTGGTACCGGAAAGCGCGACAGTGGTTATTGTTACGCTGACTCGGACTGGTATGACCTTTATAAGTGGGACCGTACGGTTGTGGGCCGGGCAGGGTTGCTGCTTGAGGTAGAATACGCCCCAGCAGCAGCAGCAGCATCCCTTGGAGTGGGTCTAACCGACCCGTTACTTACTCTATGGGAACTCATACCATTCTCCTTTGTCTTCGACTGGTTTGTCGGAGTTGGGGAGTGGCTTGAGGTACGGAGCTCCCTTCAGGGGCTCAAAGTCCTCGCTGGGTACGAGTCTTCGGTAACCGCATACAGCGGGTATACGCAGACCACGTATTGGAAGGGCTCCAGGACCATTGCGGATCCAGCTATCCCGCCATGGTACTGGGATGTTCGCCAGCACATACGGCAGCCCTGGAATGGGTCGTTGACAACGATTCGCACGCCACTGTACGACTCCTTAAATGGGAGCCGTTTAACTACAGCGGCAGCATTGTGTCGACAACTCACTTTTGGCGATCGGGCGCCAGGAAAGTACAGACCTTGATGCAATCAGATCTGGAACTCATCCTGGAGCTCTTAGTTTACGCCTTAACGGTGCTTCTTCTTCTTTTGCAATACTTCCCTTCTAGGAGTTAAACATGC